CTAACGCTTTGGCCGCATTGATATACTCAATGTGACCGCTGTGGACTGGATCAAATCCGCCCGTGATAAGAACTAATCTTGGCATTTATAACCCCATTGCATCTTTCTGAATTATATATGAGCGCACCAAACCAGAGCGCACAATGTCTTCTTTCTGGAACTCTACATGTTCAAATGTATTGATACGCTTCGTAATGGCCATCAATTGTGTGATACCTTCTTGTTCGTATCTCTTCAACAGGTCTGTTTGTCTAAAGTCACCACACACAATGATACGTGATTCATCACCCATACGTGTCATCACAGTATCAGCTTCTTGGAATGTAAGATTCTGGCTTTCATCCAATATTACAATCGCATTGTTGAATGTGATACCGCGCAAGAATGATGTGGTCGTGAATTGTACCAGACCCTTCATCTTTAGAATATCATAACCATCACCACGTCCAAATAGATTATCGCAGATTTCGCGGTATGGTTCTTCATACACAGCGGCCTTCTCTTTCATAGAGCCAGGAAGAAATCCCATGTCTCTGGAAGGTACAACTGAACGAACAATGATTATTTTATTATAAACTGAGTTGCCTGTCAAGATTTCATTTAGAGCAAGATACAAGGCACAGAATGTTTTGCCTGTTCCAGCAAAACCATGAAGCATGAGATGATAGCCTAATCTGTATGAATTGAATGCTTTCTCCTGATTTGGTGTAAGAGGCTTAATGTGTTTTAACTCAAAATGAGCAGCCTGCTTTTGTGCTTCTGGTTGTCTGTTAGTCTTGGTCTTTGGTTTCTTAGACATTTTGGCTCCTTTAAAAGCAAAAGAGAGCGAATCACCTGCGTGACCGCTCTCTTCTGAAAATCGTAAATTCTTTTTGTTTCTCATATTTCCTTAGGAATATGCCATCTCTTTTCAAGTTTAGCTTTATCAGCACCAGGTACTTTTGCTACCTTACCTAGAACGTATTTTTGAAAGTCAGATGGTGGCTTTGTTACTCCAATGCCTACTGGATCAACAAGGTTCATACGGAATGTTTGATTGACCTTGGGATTGTCCTCAAGGAATTGTTTTAGTTCTTCATAGGACATAGTGAGTTCAAACTCCTCACTCGTCTCTGTGTCTTCAAATGAATAAACTGGCATAATCTTATTTAGTATCCTTTCTAGCTGCCCATGCCGCCAATAGTCCTATCTGTTCGTTCATACAGTTGCGACCAATCAACACCATATGCAGGGCACACTTCTATATATTTCGGCAGATTGTTTTGATCCTTATCACCGAGTTCACCACACACGAACCAAGTATCAGGTAGTTGTTCTGCATAGATCCGACGAATGATGACTTGCTGCCTCTCTATAATGTCCATCATCTCAGCAATCTCAGTTGCGGCATCTTTTACGATACAGGATGATTCATAATCTGGTTGCTTCATATAGATAGAGCCAAGCTTAGTAAGCAACTCTTTAAGTTCGGCGTGATTCATCATACAGTTCCTTTGCTCTTTCAATAGCCTCTTCAAGCAATGCTTCATCATGTTCGGTCATCATATCCCGATCAATCATGGCCAAAGTGAAAATCACTCCGCGCATTTTATCAATCTCATTCTGCTGTTCTACAAGTTTGGTTGATGCTTGTGCTAGTTCTATTTCCATAGAACGACACTCCCATTTTCTATGGCAAGCATCAATCAGATCCATGCGGGCTTTTCGCGCTTCGTCCATTTGTGCATTCTCTCTTTAGCAATACGATAGTAGTTGCGATAGGATTCTACGTGATCATTAGGCACCTTGTATTCATCTGGCATTGCAGGCGTCACTGGTGTTAGATCACCTAACTTTATATAGCGAGGATACGAACAGAGATGGTGGCACATATCCATACACTTGTGGATTTTACCATAGCGATAGTTATATTCCATACACAATGCTAGAAAATGACGATACAGCCATTTGTAGTTGTCGCTAGTTTCACGACACCACACGGCTGATGGATGATTGATATGCGTGGCCGAATACAGCACTTGCTCACGTTCATCAGGCAAACGCCAACGCTTTACATTGCGACCTGTCTTGGTCTTGTCAATGTATTGTGTGCCGTCAAGTATCCGGTGTGCGGTCGACAAAAGTTGCGCTGATTCCAAAATCATCTTCACTACATGTTTGTCCACCATCCACTCGGCTGCTTGCTTCGGATTCTGGTCCAGTGCGAAAATATTCATCTATGTCATCTTTCCACTTTTTGTTACGACGAGTCAATTCCTGAAACAACAGAAACAAATCATATTCACTAATAGCACCAACGCCTTTTGGCCAGTAATACCAGAAGCCGTCTTCAAGCATCACAAACTCATCAGCGGCTTCGGCCTTTTCTACAATGTTACTCATGTCATGTAGTCCAATGGTAGTGTCACAACAGTATACTTGCCTTTGCATTCCATGTCAAGCCACTTATTCAAAGCAGCAGCAATAGCCGTCTTCATAATCATGTGGTCTGGCATTGTCAGAGGTGTGTCGTAATAGGCTTCATCCGCAATGATAGCCACTTCATCTGGAATCTCTTCAGGTCTAATCATCATTTACCTTCTAGTGCTTGATTTATAATGTCAGTAACAACATTCCATTCTGGTGTATCTCGTCTTTCAGACACAGCTTTGATGGCTAACAATACATTTGTCAATCGCTTAATATCAGCCACGGCAATGGCCAAATCAACGTTTACCCATTGACCAGATTCTTGTGCTTCCTTTACCAGTCTAACAATATCCGACATTGCTATACCCACTTTGCCTTTATGTTATATCCTTGATATCGTGATATCAAAATCACTTCATCCAGTTGCTGCAACTCAGGATGATTCCGAAGATGCCGCTTGAAAGCTTTGAATGACCGACAACGAACACCATTGGAAGCGAGAGAGTTGGTATCCTGAATCTCTTCCGTTGAAGTCCATTTACGCAGATCCTCAGCCCACCACAGATCAACTGACTTGTCAAAATGTGTGACCCATAAGAAGCGGCTACTTTTGATAGTCACTCCATGTGGTGCTTCAAATGCAAATGCCCAAGCCATCACTTCACTCCTAACAATGCATATTCCAGCATCTCAAAGGCTAATACCTTATCATAATATTGGCTTCTATTCAAGCGAGGCATCTCAATAAGAATGCCAGTCGGCTTGTGATACAGCCGAATGACTGTATTAAGACCACCAATACCCATGCCGATGCGCTGATCTATAACGCGAATATCGGTATCTTGATACAGTTGTTCATTCATCATTTACCTCATTATTACATAGATAGCAGATCCGACTACAGCAAGACCCATTGCAACGGACCATACGGCAGCCAACTTCCACAGGAAGTCAAAGTCCACTATCGCACCTCAACATCGGGAACGATAGCAGACGGCTTGAATACCACGCGATACTGATAGACACTCACGTTGGCATAATCCAACTGTTCCACGAAATAGGTCACGTTATCCGAGATACCAAGAAAATGCTTCTTATATTCTGTCGGACTCGTCTTACATGTCACTTCAAGCTGGTTGTCAGCATTGTCCTTCTTGATAGAACACCGACCCTCAATGGTCAGCATGTAGTTATCGGTAATACCATTGTAGAAGATGATACGCCGATTGATTTCAAAATAGTCCGCGGCCTTGGACAAGTTCTGCGATGCCATTTCAGCATCCGTACATGCACCAAGACCAAGAGCCACACCAACAATACCAAGAGCAGAAAGAATACGCTTCATCATTTTTTAATCCTTTAGAGAGAGGTCAGTACACAGATAACAATACCACAGACGATACCGATTGCGATACCAGTCCAATAAGCCTTCTTCACATCCTTACGCATGTCATTAATCCTCAATTGCGTCAATACGGAAAACGTCACCAGGTTCAACAGTCAAAGTCCGATCAAGGTCTTTGACACCTTTTGCAGTCCATGAGCGAACACGGATCTTAGTAATCCCAGCAGGCACTCGCCATGATGCAGAGTTTTTACCACTAGCATTAGCTGCACCGATGAAAGGCAGGGCTGCTAGCCCTGCAAGTAACCAACGCTTATTCATCACTTTGTCTTCTCAATCTTTACACCACGGAAGAACATTCCCATAGCGAGAACGGCAACCCAGTTACCGAAACTATATTCAAGATACTTAATATCACCGAACAACTGGTTCCATCCCCACAGTGTGATGAGAGGACCGATGGCTACAATAACAAGTGTGAAAATTACCAGTGCAACACCAGCAAGCTGGGTATCAGTGAAAGTGACCCTATTCATTTCATATCTCCTTACTTGAGGAAGTTAGCCACGTCGATACCGTCCATGGAATCCCAGTCGGGATCAACAGAGTAGGTACCACCAGCGTATTCACCAGCGTCCTTCATACCGAGCTCCGCCAGCAAGCGGTCAGCTTCTTTATCAGCACGATCCTTGAGGACATTCCGAGCGGCTTTCTTGACTGACTTCGGAACAGGCGTCTGCTTGGAAACGCGAGCCTTGACGGGCTTAGATGCCTTCGGCTTGACTGTCTTAGCA